AGGCGTTGCCGGTGATCCGGTACTCATCGATCATGGCCTTGACCTTCGTGTTGAGGGTCGAGTCCATGTCCCAGTAGGGGGTCAGGTCGATCGGGCTCTCGCCGTCGGGCGTCCACGTGGCGCTGATATCGTCATAACCGAAGGGGCCTGCCATGGTCTCGCTCCTATTCCTTGTTGCGAACGCAAACGATTACTGGTGAGGCCGTCGGCGATGAGCCTGCCCCGGTGAAGTCGCCACCACACGCGATGTGCCGCGGGATGTTTCCGCTCACTTCCACCATCACGCCGTTGCGGACGGTGAAGCTCGAGGCCACCGCAAGACCGGCGTAGGTCGATCCGTCGTTGGATCCGCGCACGTCCAGCGCAAGGGCCGTGTGACCGCCCAGCGTGAACGGGTCGAGGTCGGTGTCAGGGACCTGGATGAACAGCGTCGCGCCGTTGCGGGTGTTCTGCCGCTGCACCGTCCCGCCCGTGCCGCCGACCGACACGTTCACCGCTACCGTGAAGGTGGTCGGGCTGACGACCGTCACGGTGCGGACACCATCCACGGCAGGCGTGCTGCCCGTGTGGCCGGCGATGAGCACCACGTCGCCCGTCACCAGCTCGTGCGGAGCGGCCGTCGTGATGACCGTTGGGTTGGCGACGCTGGACGATGAGATGGTCACCGCATCGGCCGCGTGGCCGTTGTCGATGGCCGTCGACTCGGTGTTGAAGTCGGCCGTCTCGGGGATCTGGGCGTGGAGGATGTGGCCCTCGTACAGCCGGCCGTCCACACCGTGCTCGGCCTTCGCCCGGGTGAGCTTGTCGACCGACGGGGCAATGTCGTAGGCTGACGTGGCCAGGAGTCCACAGATGGCCTTCCGGCCGGCGACGTTGCCCTGGATGCTGATCACCAGCGGCCCGCCCTGCGGCAGTGTTGCCAGCAGCGCGTCGGGCGTGCCGGTGCCGGTCTCGTGGACGGTCGTGTGGCTGAACGGGTTCTTGGTGTCGCGGGCGTGGCTGTCCATGCGGCGCGGCCATCGGCTGCCGGCCGGCCGGAACTCGTCGAGGATCGCCTTCGACTCGGGCAGCGTCAGATCTTCCACCAGGTAGGGGAGGAAGTCATACCCGTCGATCAGGAGGATTGCGACGTCCTCCCAGCCGTAGCTACTGGGCATCGTCAGCCTCCGGTTCGTCGTCGGTTGGTTCAGCCGCCGCGGCGTTCGCCAGGTGGTCTTCGACGTCGCCGAGCGTGATCCGCCCGCCACTGCCTGTGCCGCGGATGGCTGCAGTGTCGAGCCCGTGCTCGGCAATCGCAGCCGCCGCGGCCGGCGTCATCGCCGGAGCCTCGGGAGCCTCGTTGGTCGGCTCGATGTAGCCGCATCCGATGAGCCAGTCACGGGACCCCTCGGGCACCTCGACCACGGCGCCAGCGGGGAACTTCACCCCGCCGACGGTGATGAACGGCGCCAGCACCTTGTCAGCCATCACGCCGCCTCCGTGTATGCGATGCTCGTTCGGAGCTGGGCGTCGGAGAACCACTCGCCCGACTCCCGCGCGTAGTTGAGTGCGTAGCTCGCCTGGCCGAACTTCCACGTCCACGGGAAGGGACCGTCGAGGTCGTGCATTTCCTTGAGCATGTCCCGCACGGCGCGCAGGTAGCGCATGGCCAGCCGCCACGACGCCTCAGCCGGCGTGAGGGCTGCCGTGCCGTTGTGGATAGCCATCACCACCCACGTCACCTGGTCCTTGATCTCCACGGGCCGCGCACGTCCACCGGCGCCGGGCGCCGGGTCATCGCCCATCGGCACCGCGCAGAGCGCCGGCACCTCGCCCTCGGTCCAGACCGGCTCGACCATGCGCATAGCCGCGAAGGGCGGCATCGGTCCCAGGTCGTGCGACCAGTCCAGCGCTCTCACTTCGGCGAACTTATCCACCTGGTTGGCGCTGATGTAGGCGAAGGCCGCGTCGATCACGCCCTCGATGCCCATGCCGCTCATCGGAGGCCCGCATCCTTCACCGACTCGCGCAGGTGCTCACCGGCGATGCGCTTGAAGCCACGCATGTCTTCCGGCTGCAGGTCGATCAAACGCCGGATCGGCAGCCGCTTGCGCTTGCTGGCCTGATGAGCACTGGCGCCTGGTGCGTTCGTGCCGATGACCAGCGAGTCCTCGGTCACCCGCCGAACCTGATACCGTCCACCCAGGCGGGTGAGGCTGTCGCGCAGATCGCCCGTGCGCACCATGATCGGCATGCCGGGGAAGTCCTTGGCCTTCTCTTCTTCGTACGCAGCCGACAGCGGCGCCCACTTGCCGCCGCCCAGCGTGGCAAACTGGCGGATCTCGATGCGGTAGAACTCCCGCTCGAGCTTGTCCAGGAGCGGGCGCATGTCGGCGAACTTGTTCGCGGCGATGCGCAGCCGCCCGTCGAATTCCTTGAGTCCGGTGATCTCTGCCGACAGTTGCATCAGAACGCCATCCCGTCGGCGAACACGGGCTCGGCAATGTCGCCGATCTCCTCGTGGATGTCGGGGTTGCGGGTGTAGTAGGACTCGGGCAGCAGCTGGTCGCCGGCCGAGCTGTCCACGCCGGCACCTTCCGCCAGCCGCGTCAGGGCCTTCTGGTATCGCCCTTCGAAGAACGCCCACGCCTTCTCAGCGTCGGGCCCGCCACCGCTCTGGAACTTCGCCTTGAGGATCTCGGCCGCTGTCCCCCAGGCCTCAACCGCGCCGAGGTACGTCACGAGCCCCGACGGCGACGCCACCGGAGTGGACGCCACGTGCGGCGCAATGGCCATGTCGATCTCCGCCGATACGCCAGCCTGCATCTCCCCCGCCTGCGTGAGCGTCGGGAAGGAGTTGGGCGTGTCGTCCAGGTTGCCCTGCCGGCCGAGCCGAGCAAGGATCTGGGGGAGGGCGAGGTAAGACATCAGAATCGCCGCACCAAGACACGACACACCGCGGCCGCCGTCAGCGCGTCGCACTGGGCAACCGCCGCGGTCAGCGAGCCGCCAGCCGGGAGACGGTACGGCTCCGTCACCTCGTTGGCGGACAGGTCGGCACCGGCGAGGTCCTGAAAGCTCGACAGCCGCGGATACCGCACCGCGTCGGTCGCGCTGTTCGCCTTGGCGTCGATCGCCCCCAGCGTGGCGCCCAGCGCCGTCTCGTACAGGCTTACGTCGGTCGTGCCCGACGGGGCCGAGGCGTGGTAGTCCCACCAGACGCGCAGGACCTCCGCGCCGTTCACGAATATCGGAGACACAGCCGAGCCCGCCGCCGAGCCGGCCGTACCGGTCGTCGTGACGGTGAGGGTGACGTGCTCCAGGCGCTCAGCCATTGACTACTGAATCCGGGTGTAAAAGATGTGGGCGGTGGCCGCCCCTGCGGAAAGGTCGTTGCCGGACGCTGAGATCTTCGCATCGATGGTCTGTGCGCTGCCAGCCCGGACATAGATCAACCCGCCCGTGTAGGCGTTGGTCGTCACCTCGTCCAGGTACACGCCGCGCGTCGCCGCAGCGGCGCACTGCCACCCTGCTGGGTAGCCCGTAAGTTCGGTGTCGGCCGCCTGCAAAGTCGCGTCGGCCAGCGTACAGAAGCCGTCCACGTCCAGGTCGTCGCCAATCTCCACCACACAGTCGTCGCCCGTGCAATTCCAGTTGCTCGTAACGTTGATTTTCACGTCGTGGATGAGCCAGGTCTGACCGTCCGGGATAGTGAACAGTGGCACGGTACCGCCGGCCGCCGCCGTGTAGGTGAAAGCCTGCGAGGCATGGATGAGCGTGTCCAGTCCACCACCTGCCATCGTCACGACGCCGCCGAAGTTGACAGCGCCGTCCACCTCCAGCGTGCCCTCGATGTAGGCGTCCTCGCCGTTCAGCGTCACGCCCGGCGTGCCGTTGCCGATCTTCAGGTCGTCGGACAGGTTGAGCTGATTGACGAACGTCGCCGACGTCTGATCGAAGGTGTACTCGCTGGTTGAGCCGTCCTTGAAGTCGGCCACCGAGCCGCTGCCGTCCTGGCGCACCGTGAAGGCCGCGCCGCTGTTGCCAGCCCGATACTCGGCAGGGAAGTTGAAACGTCGGATGACCGCCTGCGCGAGCTCGCTCGCCGTGGCTGGCTGCCACAGGCCGAGGCCCATGACAGCCAGCACCACGACGATCCCCCCCAGGGCAATCGTCTTGCGCTTCATCAGTTCACCACCGACACGAAGTACTGCGGCAGCGAGACGCCGACGTTGTAGATGCCGTAGAAGTCGTACAGCAACTCCTTGCGGTGCACCGCCGAGTCGTCGTTCAGCGACGGCGTGTTCAGCGGCGCCGGCATGCGCGTCCAGGTCAGCACGAACGGGTTGACCTCTTCGCCGACGTGGAGCCCGTACCAGTTGTTGGCGTCCGTCAGGCGGTCCACGATGTACACCGTGTAGCCGCCCGCCTTGAACACGTTGCCCTGGCTCGGGTCGATCACACCCATCTGCGTCGCGCTGCCGCCGGCGTCCCGCACCGGGCCGAGAACCTTGGCGAACTCCAAGGCCAGCCCACGGGGGATGACCAGCGTGTTCATGGCGAGCTCCATCGGCTCGCCCTTGTCGTCCTCGGCCTGAGCCATGACGGTGGACGCGATCTGGATGTCCTGCTCGATGTCGGCAGCTGTGACACCACTGCCGGCCAGGAGGTTGTCGAAGTTGGCCGCCGAGCCGAACGCGCGGGTGTTGGCGAACAGCGCCGTCCCGTCGTAGGCCAGCGGGTTGGCCTCCAGCTGGTCGATCGCCAGCCGGCCGGGGTGGGTGGTCAGACGACGCGCGACGCCGGCCAGCCGCGCCTTGATCTGGCCCTGGATGTCTCCGGCCTCCAGGTCCATGATCCGCACCCGGAGCCCGTACTGCCACTCCTTCTGCGTGATCGTGTAGCTGAACCGCGCCACGCCACTGAAGCGAGCGGTCTCCCGCGTCACCTCTTCCATGTCACCGGTCTCGCCCAGCCAGTCGATCGACGTCTTGAGCGTCTGCGACTTGCCCAGATCGGTGATCAGCCCCTGATACTGCGCCGTCTCGCGGGCGCGGTTGAAGCTCTCGCGCCAACCCACCTTGACGGTGTTGTTCAGGGCATCGACACTGCTCGGGAGGAAGCTACCAGCCATTGTTCAATGCCTCCTTACAGGCCGCTGGCCACAGCACCGTGGCGCGGGATGTAGACCCAGCACTCGGTGGTGGAAATGTAGGGCGCGACGATCGGGCCAACCTTCACGTCGTTGGCGCCGGAATCGTCGACGGTGTTGTCGTCCACGCACTCCATCATCGTGGCCGCGCCGACCATCCCGCGCGTCACGCTGGTGGCGGCCATGCGGCCGGAGCAACCGGAGCGCACGCGGATCTTCGCCGCGCCGTCGGCACCGGCGTTGACCACCGTCTCGTCGGCCCAGCCGCGCACAATGACGTTGGCGCTGGCGCTGCCCGGCAAGGCGTAGCCGTCGGTGTCGGTGACCACCAGGCCGCCCTGGTAGATGGTCTCTCCGGCCTCCACCTCGTACTCGGTGACGATGGAGCCTTCGTCGTCCTTGAACTGGCGGGCAACGCCCGTAGCAAGAGCGGTCATGGTTATTCGTCTCCTTCATCGCCGAGCGACGTCGGCTTCCGGGTGAGTGCACGTCCCGCCGCCTTGCGTGCCTGGGCCTCCGTCAGGAGCCCCTGCGAGCAAAGGAACTCGGGGAACGTCGCGGCATTGCCGTCGATGAACTTGCGGCCGTAGGGCGGATGGGCGGCTGCCATCGCTGCCTCCACGCCCTTGCCGCTCTTGATCAGGTCCGCCACGTCGATCAGCCGCTGCGTCGGCCCCGCGGCCGGTGGGCCGAAGCGGTACGCGTTGGTCTGGCGCATCGCCATTGCGATGGCCGAGGCCATCTCGGCGGTGGCCGCGGTCGGCGTCATCGGTGCGGCCGGCTTCGCGGCCGGCTTGGTCTCGTCTGCCATCACTTCGTCTCCTTGGGCAGCGGCGGCAGGCCCGCCTCTTCCCGCTTGGTGTTGATGTGGGCGATGCGCGCCTCGGCCTCGCTCCAGCCCATGTACTCGACAAGGGCCTGCAGCTCGACGGCGGTCGGCTCGAACTCGGAGGTGGACTCGCCGCCCCCGCTCGTGCCCCGCTCGCCGAACTTCACGATCACCGGCGCGTCCGCGTACAGCTTCGTCACCGTCTCCGGCGACTGCTTGGCCAGCGCCACCAGCGTCTCGCGCTGGGCGGGCAGGGCCTTCCCGGCGGCCAAGTAGCCGTCGACCAGGCGCTCGGCCTGCTCGGTGGCGTCCTTGCCCTCCAGGGCTGCCAGGCGGGTCAGCGCCTGGACGTGCTCGGCCTTCAGCTCATCGAACTGGGCGAGCGTCACTACCTCGGCGGTCTCGCCGCCGTTGGCATCCTTCGTGGTTTTCGGGTCGGCCTTGCTCATCGCAGCAGGATCTCCTTCTGTGGCGGCACCATCGGCACCTTCGTCGGGCGTGAGCCCCAGGGCGGAGGCGACGGCGGAGGCGATGGCCCCCAGGTCACCCGGCGAAACGTCCAGCTTGCCGGCCAGCCAGGCGACGAACTGCGCCGGGTCGGCGAACTCCAAGCCGCCGGCCAGCGCCACGATCGTCTCGGCCACGGCCGGGTCGTCCTTGGCCAGCGCGGTCACTACGGCGTCGGCCTTGGCGTCGGCGGCCAGCCCCAACAGCGTCAGAATCTGTTCGCGATTCATTGGTCCCCCTGAGTTGGTAATCACCTTGGCGCCAGCGATGCGGCGCAGCTCTTCCTTCAGCCCACGGATGCGGGCATACACCAGCGGGGCGCCAGGCTTGCCGCGAACGGCCGCTGTTGCTTTCTCGCCCCACGCGTCCAGGGCCGCCAGCATCGCGTCCACGTCCACCGGCTCTTCTTCGGCGGCCAGGTCGTCGGCAGCCGCATCGGGCGCGCTGAACACCAGCACCACGTCGGCGTTGCTGTCGTCGACTCCGTAGGCCACCACCAGCGCGGCCGCGTCGCCTCGGCCCTGGAGGATCTTGGGGAGCGACGCCAGGCCGCCGACCGCCGGCAGGCTCTCGCCGAGGAAGGCGAGCGACGTGATGACCTTGTCGTAGACCTTGCCGGCGATCTCGACGCCCTTGTCCACGCGGAAGCGGATCGCCTCGATGGACCGGTCCGGGTACGCCTTGAGGATGGTTGCCGCCAGCTGCTCGGGCACTTCGGCGACATCGGCCAGCAGCCGCTCGCCTTCGCGGTACATCCGGGACAGCCGGCCGATGACGGGCGCCTCGCGGATGACGTTGCCGGATTTGTCGTGCTCGTTGTGGCCGATGGTGCCGGTGTTGACCTTGATCGTGGACAGCTTGCCGCCGAGGGCGACCTTGATGCTGTCCTGACCGTCGGCAATGAGGGCCTCGTGAGCCGCGACGAACCCGTCGAGATCCTCGACGGTGTACGTGGCAGGACCCCGCAACCCGTCGAACGTCCCGGTGCGGAGTATCTCGACACCCCTGATAGTTTTCGTCTTGTCGGCCAAGTCATGGCTCCAGAGCAAAGAGAAAGCCCGCCGTTGCCTTGGCGGGCATTGCTGCGGGCCTGGCATCGGCGGGCGGGGCCGTCACGAGGACGGCGCGGCCACTCTATTCGGTTCGGGCCAGTGCATCAGGCCCGGTGACTACCTACGCTCGACAGTATAACGGCCCAGAATCTCGTTTCAACTACGGTCCCGCTTGTCGGGCGTCACCACCGGGGGCAGTCCCAGCAGCCGCCGCGCTGCGTTGGCTTGGGCAATCAGCCCCCGCTGCATCTCCACGAGGAACGCGCGCAGGGCGGGGTCCATCGCAGTCGGGTGGCCTTCCACCACATCGCCCCGGGTGCTCATGATGCAGTGTCCCACGGCGAGCCGATACCACTTTTGCCAATGGCGACTCGCACCTCTCGCGGCACATGCATGAACGGATCACCCTCAGTCCACGGCACGGACGGTTCGCCGCGGACGCCGCGCCCCATCTCGGCGGCCACCCACTGCCCGAAGTGGGCCACCCGATAGGACGGCGAGCGCCACATGAGCCAGCGGTGACGTAGGCGGCGCAGGACGGTCATCCCCGCCGCACCGACTGCGCCACGATCGCCCCGGCCATTGCAGCGGCCAGGACGTCGGGCATGTTACGGAGCTGGAACAGCGCAAAGAGCTTCTTCCCCTCCAGCGCCATGGCATTCAGCGCCTCGGTGTTGGCAGCGGCGATGCGCTCCGCCTCGGACATCTGCGGGGCGGTGGCAGGGTTGACGACAGTGGGCGGGGCTGGGTGCGGCATGGGGGCGGGTCCGCTGGCGCCCTTCATCGTTCCGCCTCCGGTACGTCG